TTTATTTGTAATCTAGTTTATAGTCTAAAAGGAAACACACTTGTATTATTCCAGTATGTTGAGAAACATGGTGAAGTATTGCATGGTAAAATGTTCAAGAGACTAGGAGACAAACTACACTACGTCTTTGGTGGTACTGATGTGACCGACAGAGAGGACGTAAGAGAAATCGTAGAGAAGAGTAATGACAATGTAATACTTGCATCCTACGGAACATTTTCAACTGGTGTTAACATCAAAAAGATTGATAACATTATTTTTGCATCCCCATCTAAATCTAGAATAAGGAATCTACAGTCTATTGGTAGAGGACTTAGAAAGGGGAAAGATAAAGACAGTATGCGACTGTTCGATATTGCTGATGACATAGGGGGTAAGAATTATACTCTTAACCACTGTAAAGACCGTATAAATATATACAACGAGGAAGGTTTTTCATATGAAATTAAGCAGTTCGAACTAAAATGAAATACGAAGTAATTAAACTTAAAACAGGACAAGAACTTTGTGGAATGGTGTCATACACTAGTGACACTGTTGAGATTACCCTACCTATGATATGTCAGTTAACAAAGGTAAGTACAACAAACACCCTTGCAACATTCATTCCTTATGCACCACTCTCACTAGACCCTATCCTTACTATTGGATTGGAAAGCATTATGCACACCAGTTCTATGAATGACCAGTTCATTCCGTTCTATGACGAAGCTTCTGCAAAGTGGTTGAGTATGGTAGAGGATGGAAATATCCCCTTAACTAATAGAATACCCTCACCAAAAGAATTCCTTCGAGAAAACATTAGCGACATTATGGAAAATATGTCTGATGAAGAATTGATGGAAATCGAATCAATGGAAGAAGAAGAATTCTTCCGTATACCACCCGAAGAAAAAAAAGTAATTCATTAGACTTTTATCTTGTCTAAATAAATGCGTGTTAATCATCAGACTGATGAATGACATAATATAAATTAAACTTATTTTAGGAAAAACCATGACCACAGCAATTTTAGTTGCGAAGAGCATGGTGCGAAAAGCTAGAGAAGTCAATCATCAAAGTCGTCCGACTAAAAGAAAGATGGTTGACGGTATCGAATTTCTAGTGCTGTTGACTCTTCCGTTCGCTTTACCATTTTTAGTGATGTTTATGTCTTACAAAGGATATTAAGTGTCAAAAGAAAAGGTATTACAGATAGTAAACCTAGCCCCAAACGACTCAATCATAGAACGTCTAATAGAGATGCATCCTATGAGACAAGTCGCTTGGGCAACTATCGTTCAGATTTTAGTCTTAGGATTTATGGGAGTTGCAATGACGACCATTCACTATTTTATCTCATGAAATTACAACACTATATAATAGGTACAACTTTAATTATATCGTTGGGTCTTCTCTTGTCGGGTCAGATAGATAGAATAAGTAGAGGAAGAGATATAGATTTGGTTGTTCAATCGGTGTATATGCCTTATTAGTATATATCCCTGTGGGTACATATTAATTTTATCATACTTTTCTGGCCTGTCTAGTGGTTTTTAGAAATAATTTAAAATTAATTTTTATTGAAAAACCCCTTACATAACTACATACTCCATTGTATAATAGGTACATGAAAACAGAAAAGAAGAAACCTGAACATTACGTTAATAACAAGGACTTTACGGCTGCAGTTGCTGAGTATGTTGCTGAAATAAACAAAGCAAAAGAAGCAGACAAAACTCCACCTAGAATGTCAGAGTACATAGGAGAGTGCGTATATAAAATTGCGACTCGATTATCTACAAGACCTAACTTCATCAACTACACTTATAGAGATGAAATGATATGTGATGCAATCGAAAACTGCATACAATACCTCGGAAACTTTAACATAGAGAAATCATCAAATGCATTCGCATATGTGACCCAAATATGTTATTATGCTTTTCTTCGTAGAATTCAAAAAGAGAAGAAACAAGTTTTCATCAAACAAAAATCAATCATGGAATCGGATGTTTCTATAGAATCATTCCAAACTATTGATGGTCAGTATGACCCTGCATTAACTAACACTAATGTGGAATGGTTAAAAGAGAACATGAACCACGTCAACTACGAACCTCGTAAGACTAAGAAAAAGACCAAAACAACCAAGAAAAAAACTGGAACTTTAGAAGCGCAAATGACTTCTAAAACAAAAGAAACTTAATTTTGAAGATTGCAATCCTAAACGACACACATTGTGGAGTCCGTGCCGATATGGTAGAAATGTCAAACTACCAAGGTCGATTCTATGATGAAGTATTTTTCCCCTATCTTGATGAACATAACATCAAACAGATAGTTCACTTGGGCGATTATTTTGATAGACGTAAGTTTGTAAACTTTGCATCTCTAAAAGCAAATAAACAACACTTTATTGAACCCATGATTAAGAGAGGAATCCACATGGATTTAATCCTCGGAAATCACGATACTTATTATAAGAACACCAATGACGTTAACTCACCCGAACTTCTTTTATTTGGTGATAACAATATTAACGTGATTGGAGAACCTTGTACTAAAGAGTATGACGGTTGTGAAATTACACTGGTGCCTTGGATTAACCCCGAAAATTATGCAGACTCAGTTGACTTTATACTAAACTCTAAAGCGACTCAATGTTGGGGTCATTTTGAATTTGAAGGTGCAATGATGATGCCTGGATTCAATTGTCCTCATGGATTAGATTACACTTATGTAAAACGATTCGAACAAGTGTTAAGTGGTCATTTCCACCATAAATCAGAACTAGGAAACATCAGATACCTAGGAAGTCAAATGGAATTTACTTGGGGGGATTTTGGAGATAACAAATATTTTCATATCTTTGATACAGAGACAAGAGAATTAACACCAGTACACAATCCAATTACCATGTTCCATAAAGCATTCTATGATGATACAGAGTCTTCTTTTGAAAAAATCCAAGAAGCTGATTACTCAGAGATTGCAGGTAAATTTGTAAAAGTCATTGTTATTAATAAGGAAAATCCGTATTGGTTTGATTCTTATCTAGACAAGATACACGCACAAAACCCACTACACTTACAAGTAGTAGATGATAATAAACATATGGACTTCTTTGACGATGATGATATTGAAGACATAGAAGACACACTCACTATCCTATCCAAATACGTCAATGGACTGGAAATACAGGGTAAGAAAAAACCCTTAGACGATTTAATGACTTCACTATACCACGAGGCATTAGAAGAACATTCTTTTTTATGATAAATTTTGAAAAAATACGTTGGAAAAACTTACTCTCATCGGGAAACAATTTTACTGAAATAGAATTGAACACCCATCAAACCACTCTTATCTTAGGTGAGAATGGTGCAGGTAAATCCACACTACTCGATGCATTATGTTTCGGATTGTATGGACGTGGATTTAGGAATCTAAAGAAAGATTTACTTATTAATAGTGTCAATGAAAAAGCATTATTAGTAGAAGTAGAATTTTCTGTTGGGAAAAAGGAATATAAAGTAATCCGTGGTGCAAAACCAAACCTATTTGAAATCTATCTTGATGGGGATTTACTCAATCAAAATGCAACAGTAAAAGATTATCAAGAACAGTTAGAGAAACATATTCTTAAGATGAACTACCGTTCGTTTACGCAGGTTGCAATTCTAGGTTCTGCAAACTTTACTCCATTCATGCAATTGAAAGCTGTGGAGAGACGTAAACTTGTGGAAGACCTATTAGATATCAGTATCTTTTCTACTATGCAGGATATACTCAGACAAAGATTGTCTACTCATGCAGAACAAGTCCGTGACACTAAACACGAGATAAATATAATGGAAGAGAGAATCCAAGGGTTATCAAACCAGTTGATTGCACTCCAAGAAAATCGTGAACAAAAAATAGTAAAGTTTGAAGGGTCGATAGATGAAACCCAAACAAACATCGATGATATACTTTCTAAAGTAGAAGAGAAACGTAAGGACATAGAAAGAAGGCAATCTACCATTACAGACCAAGGTACGGTAGAAGAAAGAATCAAAGAAGCAACAGATTTATATAAACAGTTAGAGAACCGAAGAAAAACCATTTTAGAGGAAATCGAATTTTATGAAAATCACGATAACTGCCCTACTTGCAAGCAGGGTATAGATGAAGAACACAAAAAGACTCACGTTGCAGAGAAGTCGGAGAAAAAGAATGAGTTGGTTCTTGGACTCAAACAATTACATACAACAATCGGAAGGTCTGAGGAACGCATTGCCAGAATCCATGAGGTCTCCACTGCCATCGAAAGTCACCAAAACCAAATAGCCGTTCTTCAATCAGAAGTTGCATCCAACATGAAGTTCATTCAAAGGATTCAAAAAGAAATTAATGACCTAGAAAAAGAGGGTGTCACAAATTCTGATGCAAAAGATAAACAAATGGACAACGAAGAAAAGTTGGACATCTTACTTTCTAAAAGTGAATCTTTAACAGAACAAGGTCACTACTTTGATATTGCAACAACCCTTCTAAGAGACCAAGGTGTAAAACAAAAGATTATTAAACAATACGTTCCAGTCATGAACAATATGATTAACAAATATCTTGCACAACTGGAATTCTATGTTGGATTTGAATTGAATGAATCATTTGAAGAAACAATCAAGTCAAGATTCAGAGACGTATTTAAGTATGATAACTTCTCGCAGGGTGAGAAAATGAGAATTGATTTATCACTATTATTTACATGGAGAGCAATCGCAAGAATGAAAAACTCAGTTAACACTAACCTACTGATACTGGATGAAGTGTTCGATTCTTCACTGGACGTTGCAGGAACAGACGACTTTTTAAAATTATTAAACACCTTGACGGAAAGGACTAATGCATTTATTATAAGCCATAAAGGAGAAGCACTTTATGACAAATTCAACAATGTATTACGATTCGAAAAACACAAAAACTTCTCACGACTTTCTGAATAGGATAAATAGTATATATGAAATCCTTCTTAGAACACAAAGACAACCTAATACAAAAACCCTCATTAGAGTATGTGAGTGAAATGACTGTATCTCCAAATTATCAACAAAGAGGAGTATACAACCCTTATTACACTTTAAAGGTTGACGATAGTGTTATCAACACATTGGTTGGGCCAGGAAAATTAAGATACAGGTGTACAGATTCACCAAAGGGTGATGAAATATACACACTAGGAAAGGGAAAATTTACTTTTCAGATTGAATTAGACGGAAACGATACTCATTCATATATCCGTTCAACAAAGAGTAATGTTGACAATCATGAAGGAACAAAATCTCGTAAAAGTGCAACTGCATCTTCTGATGTAAATGAAGTGTTAACAATGTACTTTTATATTCATGGGTCAGAAATGAACCAAGACACAATAGACTGGGAAAAAGAAGTTGCAGGAAGAAGTGGAAATACAGGTGTATTAAAAGGAGACGGTTCAGCAGTCACATTTGAAGATATTGTTGAACTATTAGATAAAGACGAAACTGCACAAAGGGATATAAAAATAGGTCAGAAGAATGCAATCGCAGTTAAAAATGATTTGGGCGGCGCAAAAGTTAAAAACGTCTATTGGTGTCCACAAGCAAAACCAGGCGGAGTTGAGAAAAAAAATCCTTCCGACACTATGGTTGAGTTTGAAGACGGCACTTTCCTAGGATACTCAAACAAGATTTCTGCAGGTGCAGATGTGACACCTAAAATGAATGCAAGTATAGTTGCACAATATCACAAACATAAAAACCAAGCACCTGTAAATAAAATTAAAGCAATGATTGCTTCAGCATGGAAACACGCAAGTGGTTTAATTAAGAGTAGTAAATACCCAAAATCTGCGAAAGCATTAAAAATGAATAATCCTAGAGGCGATAAGTTCACCGAAAGTGGGTCAAAAACAAAGTTTGAAACAATCGCAAAGGAAATGAATGCAGAAGGGTTGAATTTTTATCAAGACGGAATGTACTATCCGTTTAGAAACAAACTTTTAGATGATTATGCAAAATATCTCAAGTCACCAACAAACCTTGCACACTTATTAAACATTATAGGATTCTATACGTTCCCCAATGCAAAAGGAACAGCTTGTCCTTATAAACTGTTAGTTGGTTCAGAAAGTAGTTCATCAATTTCTGATGTTTCCAGTAATGAAGAAATGAAAGCTGTTTGTTATGCAACACCTAAACAATTAAAATCAGTGTCCATTCAAAGAACTGCAGGAACACAATCAATGACTTGTTATTGGAAATATGGAAAGAATAGTTATCAAATGCCTATAACTTTACGAACTCGTGCATCGGGTGGTTGGGCAGGTATAGCATTATATATGACATCAAGTGGAATAAAAATAAAATAAATTATGTATAAATTAGTAGAAGAAGCCGCAAAGGTATTAAGAGTACCACCTTTAGAATTTGACTTTAAAAATCCAACCCACGACCCAAAAGAAGTAGAGAAGAAACTCTCAGAAGCGATGAATAGGTTTGGTGGTCTTGGACTATCTGCAAATCAAGTTGGAGTAGATGTCAGAATGTTTGTAATGAGAACCCAAGATGGTATTCAAGCATTTTTCAATCCCGAACTTACTAGAGTATCCCAAGAAACAGACCTACTTAAAGAAGGGTGTTTATCGTTTCCCGATATATACCTTATGATAAAGAGAAGTAAAGTAGTAGAAATGAAATACTTCGATGCAACTGGTGAAGAACACGTTATTACACTTGAGGGTTTAGGTGCAAGATGTGTACAACATGAAATAGACCATTTAAATGGAATAGTGTTCTTACAACGTGCATCAAGAATGAAACTAGAACGTGCAATAAAGTCACGTCCAAAAGAAAAAGCGAAAAGACTAGAGTATGAAAAACGACAAGCCCTTGCAAAGTATATCCAATCCGTTCAATCTGATAAAGATTCCCAACCTAGTGAGTCAAAAGGAAGCGATGGAACTGATATTTTACCATCGGACTCACAAGCACAAGCGTAGTATTGGTGATGGTACGGATTACCGTGCAATAGATTATATACACATCCACACTCAGTGGATTCGAGACGTGTTCAATCGTATATCCTATGATTGTGTTTCTGAAATATTCCGTTGTACAGACCAAAAAGTTTACCCCGAAATGACAGCACTCAATGAATGGGAGATTGGGGGGGTTCAAAAACCACACTTAGACACTTACTCTACTATGGAAATAAAGGCCGATGAGGACTTTAAGGATTCATATAAACCTCATCGAGAATGGACACTCATACTCACTTTAAACGATAATTTTGGAGACGGAAGAACCTATTTTCCCGACCAAGATTATATCCACAAACCCACAGCGTGTGAAGGAATCCTGTTCCAAGGACTTTATCATCTTCATGGTGTAGAACCAGTCAGAAGATGCTCACGACACACGATTTCAATGTGGTTCACTGAAGACCCCGATAAGATACTCAGTGATGAAAGAACCCAAAATCTAGACCTAGATAACGTCACCATAAGACAACCTCACTAAGTTCCCATAGCTCAATCGGATAGAGCAACGGCCTTCTAAGCCGTAGGTTGTAGGTTCGACTCCTACTGGGAACGCCAAAACCCCTAAAAACTCCTAAATGAGTGCTTGACTATGCCCTCACTTTTTTGGTATAATGTATATAGAAATGGGAAAAAGGAGTAAAAAATGAGTCACTTTTCAAACGATACGATAATAGACAACGTCACTACTGATGTGTGTTCTATGTCAGATGTGGATGTAGTATCTGCATTGAATTCAACAAACCTAACACTGGTGTCAAAATTCACTGGTGATAAAGTCCACGGTGCAGACATCATAGATTATGCGAAAACGGTCTTGATTAGTCAAATGGTTTATGGGTATAACTCATGAGTAGAATGACTTACGAAGGACTTGCTCAAGAGATAGCAGATAGTGTCAATGAGACAATTAAATGTGAAGTCAACCTTGGCGACACAATCAAAATGGAAACAGTAGAACAAATGATAATGGATAAAGCGTGTGAGGAAACTCCCAGTTATCTTGACCACTATGATGTAGCTGATTATGCTAGACCCCTAGTTGAATTTGACTGGATAGGTTGTTAATGAATACTTATCTTAAAGAAATAACTGATTGGAGCGATTGTGGAGTCAACGTTCCAAACCACACTTACATATTCAATGAGAAAAAACAGAATATTGGATATATCAAAACAGGGACTAAGGAAGAGATAATCTATTCCAAACCATCCAAACTATTTTCAAAAACAAGGAGAAAATTCATAACATTAAAAAGGTGATGCTTGACAATGCATACGCTTTTTTGTTAGCCTATAACCATGACAAATAAAAAGACTCAAAAAGACCAACTCGCCAAGTTAATGGCAACCGAGAATCTTACCATAGTACATAAGAAAGTTCCTACTGCATATTTCGATTTAAAGAATAGATTACTTTGTTGCCCTATTCTTAAAGAAGATATTTCACCAGAACTTTATGACTTGTTTATGGGTCACGAAGTATCTCACGCATTGAATACTCCTTATGAGGGTGTTCATTCTGCTGTTTCAAAAAACAAAACTCTTAAAGGGTATTTAAATGTTGTTGAAGATGTAAGAATTGAGAGAATAATTAAAGATACTTATCCTGGTCTTAGAAAATCTTTCTTTAAAGCATACAACGAATTAATGGACATCGACTTCTTCGGTGTTAAACTAAGAAATCTACAAGAAATTTCAT